TTTATTTAGACAATTAATAAAAAATCCAAATATGCAATGGGCTCATATTGTAGCAACGCAAAATAATTTAACTAATTTAGGAAATAGTGTTTGGAAAGATCCAATTGTATATAATAATTCTTTATATGAATATTTAAGAGTTAAATTTAATGGAGCTTCATCCATTAAACAAAATTATTCCCAATGTTATCAAGATATGTTTGTTTTAACTATGTTAAATGGAAAAAAAGAAGGAAGATTTTTAGAAATAGGATGTGCTGGACCTTACTATGGAAATAACACTGCTCTTTTGGAAAAATCCTTTGGTTGGAATGGCTACTCAATAGACATTGATCAAAATGCAATAAATGATTTTTCCAAAGAAAGAAATAGTAAAGCAATTTGTGCGGATGCAACTAAGGTTGATTATGTTAAGCTTTTGGAAAATGAAACTGATTTGGATTATTTACAATTGGATTGTGATCCACCTATAGTAACCTACAATACACTTTTAAGAATTCCTTTTGAAACTCATAAATTTGCGGTTATTACCTTTGAGCATGATCATTATATAGATGAAAAAAGTGATATTAGAAATAAATCAAGAAAATATTTACAGTCATTTGGTTATGAATTAGTTGTAAATAATATTGCTCCCAATAAATTTAATAGCTATGAAGATTGGTGGGTTCATCCATCATTGGTTAGCAAAGAAATAATAGAAAAAATGAAATGTTTATCTGATAATCCAAAAAAAGCTGATGAATACATGATGGGTAGAATAAAATGAAACAACTTAAATTAATAATAAAAGGTTATGCCCTATGGATTTGGTATTATGTAAATAAATCCTATAGAGAAAAAAGAAAAGTTGAGGCAGAAAAACGAATTAAGATTTGTGAATCATGTGAATTTTTCTGGAAATTTGGAAGAAATTGCATGATTTGTGGGTGTTTTATGGATGTAAAATGTAAAGGAGATTATGATATATATAACGGAAAAGCAATTTTCAAAAATAAAAAAGAAATTACATATGTATGTCAAATGAAAAAATGGTAAAAGAGCTTTAAAGCTCTTTTTTTATGAAATATATAAAATAAAAATTGAAATTAGTTAGAGAACTATGGAGTAAAATAAATTATAATTATGCAAATTATTTTTGAACAATTAAATGAATTTTTACAAAATGATGAAGAACACGGAAAGGTAAAGGATCTATTAGATTTACCTTATGAAAAATTTGTAGATAAACTAAAAGACTCCAATGATCCAAAGATTGATGCAATTATGAATTTGGGAAAAAAGGATGGCATTAATGGAAAAGTTAAAGTTACAAAAGAAAAATACGGAGTAAAAGAGTTAACCCCTACTCAAGATCAAATAAGTTTAGATGATTCTCTTGGTTGGATAGGTAATCATAGACCAAAATATGTAAAAGAATTTATAAAAGGTGATACATCTGAATTAAATAACTATAGAATTTTAACAGCCAATGGAAAATATATAATTGATGGCCATCACAGATGGATTGAAATATTTCTTTTAAATCCTGAAGCTAAAATTCCTTCCATTAATTTGGAAATTCCTGGCATAGATAATCCAGAAGAACTATTGAGAATTGTTCAATTGGCCATAGCATCCACATATAACAAAGTGGAAGAAAAAAAGGCAAAATCAGGAACAAATATATTTGATGAAAGTGTAATGTCGTCAGAGCAACTTAAAGAAAAATTGCCGGAAATTGTTGGGAAAAAGTTTTTAAAATTATGTAAAAAAGCTTATGAAAAAAAATTGAATAAAGATTTATCAAAGGAAGATGTTATAAATTTTATAAATGATAATGCAACTAAACTTAAAGAATATAAGCCTATAAATGCTCCTGATAGAATTTTTATGCCTCAACCTAGTGCATCTGCTAAGGCAGCAGGAAAAAATGCTTATAGAGTTTATGGTTTACCTATAGATTTTATAAAAAATATTAAACAACTATAATGAAACTAGTTAGAGAACATATAACTGAGGATTTCAAATCTGTGTTTAAACCTTTATCTCAAGAGCAGATTATAGATGAGATAAAACATATGTCTCAAGAAGAAAAGAACTCTAAACTAGTAGCTGCATCTAAATATGGCGATGATAAAGTAGCAAAGCTATTGCTTAAAGCAGGAGCAGACGTGAATGCTAAAGGTAATAATGGCAGTACGACTGCTTTAATGTGGGCTTCAGCTAATGGAAATATAGATGTGGTGGAGCTATTGCTTCAGGCTGGAGCAGATATAAACTCTAAAACTAATTATGGCAGGACTGCTTTAAAATGGGCTTCAGCTAATGGCCACAAAGATATAGTAGAGCTATTGCTTCAGGCTGGAGCAGACGTGAATGCTAAAGCTAATAATGGATGTACTGCTTTAAAATGGGCTTCTTTTGGCAGTAGAGATATGGTGAAACTATTAAAACAATATGGAGCAAAGTAATAAATTATATAAAAGAGTCATAGGACTCTTTTTTTATGAATATATACAATAAAATATAAACTAATGGCTGATGATTGCCCAAATAGTAATGAAGATTTAACGGGTTCAAATCCTTTGCAACTTATTCCTTCAAGTCCAATATTATCCAATTGCACAACAGGTGGAGTAATATTTGATGTGAATAAAATGGTTTCTGCAGCCCAGAGTTATTTAGCAATAAATTCCATAGCAAATCAAATGTTTGGCTATGATGTTAAGTGGTTTAGAGCTGTTCCTCAGCAACGTTCCAAAGATGTTATTTTTCAAGAATATACTCTTTCAAATGTAGAAGAATGCCCTCTTGATGTTAAAGTTGTACTTCCCCAGGGAAATATGCCAGATAGTAAATATGATTTTGATTTAATGGGATTGGAATATGAAGTTCCTCTAGAAGTTCAAATAGATAAAAAATTTTGGGAAAGTATTGCAGGTTTTGGCACGGCACCCCAAAAAAATGATATAGTGTATTTTATAATGGCAAATAAGCTATATGAAGTGGAATCATCCTATTTACTTAGAGGTTTTATGGAGCAAGAAACAACCTGGAGATTAAATCTTAAGAAATATCAACCCAAATCTTCCAGAAGAGAAGGAGCATCCCTTAAAGATACCATTGATATATATGCGGTTAGTAGTGAAGAAATTTTTGGCACTGCCACTCAAAATGATGTTGCCAAATTGGTCGATGATAAGCAATTTAGCCCATTTAATAATACATCACAAGATAAATATAAATCTATAGATTTGTCACTAAATACCATAAATTCAGCTTTAGATGTGTATGGAACTATAGTTGCTCAGTCATTTTATGATCTTCAAAGTCCCGCATACTATAATGCAGTAACCTATAATACTATAGATTCTATAACTACAACCAGTGATAGAAGTGTTACAGCATGGATACAACCTCTTGAAACTATACCTTTAGCAGAATATAATGTTTCATCAATAGTAGCAATAGATAGTCTTCCAGATCCTAACACATTTTTAATATATGATTCATCACTATATACAAGCGCAAATTATATTGTTACTCTTAGCTCACCAATTTTATTATCAGATATTCATTTAGATGATAATGTAGTTATATATCGTGCAGGTGCATTAAATTTGTATGCTAAAGTGGTTGCAATTACAACTAATCCAATTCAATTATATTGTGTAATTAATGCTTTTGTGGAAGAAAATCTTGTATCAATTAGATCTGATTGGAATTTACAAAATGGATATAAATTAAAAATAAAAGAGCCAATTAATATTATAGATGGAATAAATGATTTTGGCGATCATGTTTTTTCTATAAATATTTATGCAAATCAATATATCGCCATTAGCTATGGCCATGCATATTCCTATAATGATGCATATGTAGTATGTTTGGATGATAAATTATTAAACAATAATTGGTATGGAATTATTGTTAACATAGGAAATTCATGGCAACAGTATAATGTTAATGTATGGGGAATAAGTGAAACTGATAAAAATGCAAAAATAGAAAATATATTTTCACAAACTCTTAGACTTTATCCTGAAGCAGTGGCAGTAAATCAATATAGTATCAATAAATCTCCTGCCTATTTAACCAATTTAAGATTGTATAATACCACCATCGAAGATGAAAAACAAGCAAACGAATTATTATCCTATTTCACTGGAGATGCTGATCAAGCGATCATCTTGGATAATGCTGATACTATTTTATCATTACCTTATATCAGTCAACAACGCTAAAAATATATGAAAGTAGAAGAAGAAAGAAAGGAACTGGAAAAAATGTTAGAAGGTTCCGCTAATGAAATTAAAAATAATCCTGCTGAAGAAATTCCGGGTTTACATGCTGAGCCAGTAACAGATGTTAATTTTATTGAGCTAAAGCAACAATGTGAAAAAGATGCTCGCATTATGATAAAAAATGCCATAGCATTTATTATTCCTGAAGATATGATCGAATCCAATAAATACATTGAGAATAAATTGGAAGTAGACGTTATAACTTTGAGTGGAATGATATATCAATTACGCACCAATGAGGTTATTCAAAAGGCCTTAATTGATCAATTAAATGGAGGAATGGTAAATGCCAGAATGTTTGAAGTTTTTGCTGGCATGTCAAAAACCATAGGAGATTTAAATAAGCAATTAATTCAAACGGTTGAAGCTCTTAAGGAAACTTATAAAACATTTAAAAATGATGTTAAAGAACAAAGAAGTGAAGCTCTGGGACCTGCCACATCTAAAAATGAGAATGGAATGATAGCTACAAGAGATGGTTCAGTTATAACAAGAGGAACCAAAGAACTTATAAATAATGTTAAAAAATTAAAGGCAGCAGAATCCGTAAATAAAGATTTTTTAGATGATGCTAATTTAATTCCTAACATAAATTTAGATGAAAATGAAAAATAAAATAATAATTTATGCCATCTGGAATACTTTGGACAAGTAAACTTATAGAACAAACTCTAGAAAATCTTAGAATTAATGGACAAGCAGATTTAAGTGCATTTCATAGGGGTGATATAGAGTTAAAAGATGCAGATATTTATTTTCAATTAACACCAGAAGAAATAGATGAATTTCATCTATGTTCTCAAGATATAGTGTATTTTGTTGAAAAATATTGTAGATTTTTAACTGATTCTGGCCGTAAATTAGTTAAATTACGTGATTACCAAAAAAGAATTTTAAGGGCCATTGCGCAGGAAAGCTGGAGTGATAAATATAAAGAATTTATTCCTGATGTAAGAAATCTTATAATGATGCAGGCAAGACAAAGTGGTAAATGTTTTTTTAATGGAGATATAATTATTCAATATCCTTCTGGTGAATTATTTAAAATTCCAATATCCTTATTTTATTATATGTTAAAAGGAAAATTAACTATATTAGAAAAAATTAAAATAAAATTAATAATGCTATATATAAAATTGAATTAAAATATTTTCCGAAATGTCATCTTTGCATAAATTTTTTTGAATATATAAAATAAAAATGGAAGAAAAAGAAAAAATAGAAGGTATTGATTATGTAATTTGCAGATTATGTAATAAAAAAATGGAAGCTGTTCAAGGCAGGCATCTTACATGTACACATGGAATTAATTCAAAACAGTATAAAGAAATGTTTCCAGATGCCAAAATGCTTCCAGATAATTATAAAGGAGGATTTAGACAATATCATGGAAAACATATGAAAGAAGAAAAATATCGTAAAATGTTTTCTGAGAAATTTTCTGGGCAAAAAAACATAAACTCTAAAACTAATACTACTGAAAAAGAAAGAAAAGAAAGATCGCCATTCTCAAAAGAATTTTATGAGAAAAAAGGATTATCTGAGCAACAAAGATTAGAATTTATTAATAATGTAGCAAAAAATAGAACATATACTACTACATTAGAATATTATATAAATAAAGGTTTTAGTGAAGATGAAGCAAAAATTATATTAAAAGATAGACAAAATACATTTTCATTAGAAAAATGTATTAAAAAATATGGAAATGAAGAAGGATTTAAAAAATGGAAAGAAAGACAAGAAAAATGGCTTAATAATTATACATATAATAATTATTCTATAGTATCTCAACAACTTTTTAATGAGTTATATGAAATAATAAAAAATGATTTTTCACAAATTTATTATGCAACAAAAGAAAAAAATGGACAAAATAATGAAATTAGATTAAAACTTAAAGAAAGAATAATTCTTCCAGATTTTTTTATCGCAGAAAAAGGAAAAATAATAGAATTTGATGGTATTTATTGGCATAAAAAAAATCCCGAAAATAAAAAAAGAGAATATGAAAGAGATAAATCTATTATAAATAGTGGATTTAAAGTATTACATATAAGGGAAGATGAATATTGCAAAAATCCAAAAGAAACTATACAAAAATGTATAAATTTTATATATGCGTAAACTTTTAAAATATATTATATTATTATTAATTGAATTTATTGAGAAATGGGAATATCGTCATGAAAAACTAGATGAAAACGATATAACTAAAAAAATACTTAATAGTATAAATGTTGATAGGCTACAAATAAATACTCCTAATGGCTTTAAACCTATTAAACAAATTCATAAAACTCAACCTTATCATTTATGGAGAATAGAAACAGAAAATGGATTATATTTAGAAGGTGCAGATAAACATATAATTTTTGATAATCTAGGAAACCAAATTTTTATTAATGAATTAAAAATTGGAACATATATTCAAACAAAAAGTGGAATAGATAAAATTACTAAAATTAAAAAATTTCCCTTTAAAGTTTCTATGTATGATATTACAGTAGATAGTAAAGAACATATTTATTATACAAATGAAATAATTTCACATAATACAACAACCATAGCCGCATTTTTTTCCTGGTATTTATGTTTTCACAATGATAGAAATTTGGCAATTCTTGCTAATAAACAAGCTACTGCCTTTGAAATTGTAAATAAAGTTAAAGATGTATTTAAAGGATTACCATTCTTTTTAAAACCTGGAATTATACATGCAGGTTCTGGAGGAATGAGATTGGATAATGGTTGTTTTTTAACATCTCAAGCAACCACAAAAACTGCTCAAATTGGTTTTACTATACATGTTTTGTATGCTGATGAATTTGCTCATATTCAACCATTTATAGCAGATGATTTTTATCGTTCAGTTTATCCTACTCTTGCATCATCAGATATTTCTCAATGTATAATATCCTCCACACCTAATGGAGATGATAATCTTTTCTTTGAATTATGGGATAATGCAATAAAAAATAAAAATTCATTTTTACCTATAAGAGTAGATTGGTGGGAAGTTCCTGGCCATGATGAGGAATGGGCACAAAGAATTAAAAAAGATTTTGGAGAAGAAAGATTTAATCAAGAATTTGGATTGGATTTCAGTGTTGCCAATTCTAATTTACTATTAAGTGCTACTGATTTAATTTTCATGAAAAAAATTGAAAAAGAATATATTTTTCATGAATTAAATAAAACAGATTTAGATGAAAGTTTATATAGAAATTTAAAATGGAATCCTGATTTTGATCCAAATGATAATTTTAATTCCAAGGAACATAGATTTATTTTAAGTGTTGATACTGGTGAAGGTAAGGATGAAGATGAAAAGAAAGATAATGATTATAATGTATGTAATATTTTTCAAGTTATTCCTAAAAGTATTCCTCAACTAAAGAAACTTAGAAATGACGAATTAACCATTAAAAATATGTTTAGAATAATCCAAATTGGATTATATAGGGATAATATTAAGGATGAAGAAAATTGCGCACAGGTCACACGGGTAATTACCTTTGATCAATTGGGTGGAGAACTTTGTAAAGTTTTAATTGAAATGAATTTTAATGGAAAATTATTTTTAGATAAATTTTCTCAAAGTGATGAATATGATGAAGGTGTAGTGTTACATACCTATCATACAAAACCTATTTTAGGTGAAAAACCTCCCAGAAAAAAAGCTGGCTTTAAGGTTACACCTGCAAATAAAGATTTTTTCTGTAAAACAGGAAAAAAATTAGTTCATTCTAGAATTTTAATTTTAAATGAATTGGAAACTGTAAAAGAATTTAAAGCATTTGGTAAAACAAAAAATGGTAAATGGAAAGGCATAGGCGCGCATGATGATATTGCCATGAGTGCAATAAATATTAGTCATATTTTTGAAGAACCTGAATATGAAGATTGGCTTTATGATTTTTTTGAAGAAATGAATGAAACACCAACTAAAAAATTAATGGCAGATTTACTTTCAAAATATGTTGAAAATACAACAGAAATAAATGATGAATCATTTAATTTATATAAAGAAGAAGTTACTTTAACACCCGAGCAAAATATGCAAAGACTTTATAATAATTTAAATCAAGGCTTTAGATATACTCCAAGTTCTACATTTGGTAAAGGTGGATATAACGTTCCGTGGAGAAATAGTTAATTTTTCTTAATCATTTTTTTAATATATAATAAAAAAGAAAGCAGTTAGTTCTATGTTAGTAGCATAGAACAACCAAAAGGGAAAAAGGCTGTCCTGTTTTCTTTTTATATTTATTTAAAAAATAAAGGGTAATCATGAAATCAGAATTAATTTATTATGTTTATTTAACTATAAATTTAGTTAATAATAAGGGATATGTAGGTGAACATTCTACATATAATTTAGAAAAAGATACATATTTGGGAAGTGGTAGATTATTAACTACAAAATTAAAAGAATATGGAAAAGAAAATTTTAAGAAAGAAATTTTAGAATTTTTTCCAACAAAACAAGAAGCCTTTAACGCTCAAGCAAAATATATAAAATTTTATCATACGCATGTAAGTGAAAATGGATATAATAAGGATTGGACAGGAGGCCGCAATGCTACTAAAGAATGTTCTAAAGAAACTTTAGAAAAACAAAGTAAAACTAGAAAAGGAAAAACTACTTGGATGAAAGGAAAACACCATTCTGAAATATCAAAGGAAAAAATAAGAAAAGCAAGAAAAAAACAAATACCTTGGAATAAAGGCACAATTGGATTACATTTACAAAAGAAAACATCAAAAGGAAAACATCATTCAGAAGAAGCAAAAATTAAAATGTCAATTTCTCATACAGGGGTTAAAAGAAAACCCCATACAGAAGAAACAAAGAAAAAAATGAGTGAATCTGCTAAACATCGCAAAACCAAATAGAAAAGTTTTTTTGTTAATTTTGACATGAATATATAAATAAAAATAATGAATTTAATATGGCACAAATCGCATTAGATTTATCTCAATTCCGCTCAGCAGGAGTTTATACAATAGAAATTGATAACTCAGAACAAATATCTGTAACTACTCAATCTTTAAGATTGGTTCCAGGATTTGCAGCGCAAGGCCCCTATAATACTCCAGTATTTATTACCTCCACTACAGATTTGCAGAGGTTTTTTGGCCCCATTGATTTAAGACTTGAGAAAAAAGGATCATTTTTCCAAAGATCAATACAGACATGCTTATTAACGGCTCCTGTATTTGCTATTAATCTTTTGCAAGTTAATAGTCAACCAAACTCTGCAACTGCAGATACAGTGGAATTTATTGGATTATCATTAGATTGTTCAACACAGGAAGATCCTTCAGCATATTTAGGAAAATATAATGATCTTTATGTTAATTTCTTTAATCGCCAAAGATTTTGGAATCCAGATCCCAATTATTTAGAAGGTGTAGTAACAAATAAATATGGAGCATCAACAGTTTTACAAGCTCCTCTATTTCAATTTGTTAATTTAGGAACTACTCCTGTTTCTTTTTTAGTTAGAAAAGCTCAAGATTTAAACCAATATAAAGTTTATGCAAAAGATTGGTATGGATCTGCAGCCAATATTCCTTATGAATGGATTCGTCCATATGATTATATAAGCGATTATTTTGTTCAAATTATTGCAGTAGGTGGTGATTGGACAAATTCAACAAAATTATCAACTGATCCTTATTATTCACAATTTTTTAATAAAAATGGATTAATTCCTTCAGAATTACAAAGTTTCTTAAATTCTAATAATGTTACAGTTATTGGCTCATGGACTGGCACAATTATTCCAGATTTTAAAGACCAAACCGGATCAGAACAATATATTGAAGCAATTGTAAATGGCTCAACACCATTAACTGGAATTTTATTAAATGTTAATGATCAAGAACTTGATCAATTAAATTGGAGTGGAACACAATGGGTTTTAGGAGATGCTTCCACAGGAACGAATGTTAAACAGGTAGACTTAGTTGGTCATAATTTAGCCAATCAGGTTGGAGCAAACATAAAATTCTTAAGCTACACAATAGATGTTTCAGATGCAAATTTGCATTCTTCTGTAAATCTTACTTCATATCCAGTTGGTGATACAACAGGAATGTCATTTTATTTAAATGCTTCCAGTGGAGCAGCTAATATAACAGTGGGTTCACTTATAGCAAAGGCAAATGGAACAGGAATTATTCCTGGCGTAACCTATGTTACAGAAAAATATTATGATGGTTCAGCATATATAGTACAAACTGCAGAACCCATAATAACTCCTGGAACTACTACATCAAATCACGCATTTAATATTCAAAATACATTAGATGATCCTTCTGTATGTTCATCATATAGTTTTATTTATTTGGGAGGATTGAATTTAATGAATAGACATCTTCCAGGTTTTGATTCCAATGGAGCAATGAATGCAGAGGCCGGAGTTAGTAAAATTTATGGTATGCTTCAAGATTCCGGAATTAGTAGAGGATTATTAAATAAAGATATGATTCAATATCGTTACATTGTAGATACAATGGCCTATGGACTTCAAAGTGAAATGGGTGGAAAAGCATATCTTTCAATTTTAGCTAAAGCTCGTGGAAAGACAACTGCTCTTTTAAACGCACCAGCCATAGCTCAATTTGCATCATCAGTAAATCCTTATTTCTGTGATACATTTGTACCAGGTGTAGATCCTACTCCAGTATTTGATTCTACCTACATACCCCAAGGAGGAAATCCTGATATGCCAAGAAGCTTTAGATTCTCATTACCAACAGAGGATGATGGAGCTAAATATTGCGGAGTATTTGGACCTTTCTTAACATATAATGATGGTGGAAAACTTATTAGTGTACCTCCAGCAGCTGATGTTGCAAATGCATATGTAAGAAAATTCTTAGGTGGAGATCCTTTTGCAATTGTAGCCAATAGAAATGGAATTCTTTCCAATCCTAATTTAGCAGGAGTAGAATATATGATAGATAAAGTTGATAGAGATAATCTTGAACCTTTTGGCTATAACTCTATTATTGAAAGACCTACAACTGGACAAGTTATGATTTATGCAAATGCTACAGCATTTCAACTTGTTAAAAGTGATTTTAATAATTTACATGTTAGAGAATTACTTAATACTCTTGAGCTTCAAATAGAAGAAGTTTTGGACGGTTATGTATTCGATTTTAATAATCCTGTTACAAGATTAAATATTATTAATTCTATAACTCCTATTCTTGAATCTACAAAGGATGCAGGAGCATTAACAAATTATACCATTCAGATGGATGATAATAATAACACCAGCACAATTATACAAGCAGGTGTAGGTATAGTTGACATAGGAGTTTGGGTAACTGGAGCTCTTAAGGTAATTGTTAATAGAATGACAGTTAATAGTGTAGGAGGAGTAGCTTCCGGAGGATTTGCATATTAATAATAGAAATAAAAAAATTGTTAAAGAATCATTAAAATAAAAATAAATTAAACATATGGCAGATTTCAAATCACAGGGAACTTTTGGATTATCACATTTTAGAAATTCTAGAGCTTCCCAAGAGCTATACGAGCCAATATATTTGAATTTGTTTACCATACAAATTCAATTACCAGATGGTGTAGGTTCAACTCCTGAAAATACAAATTTAATGTTGGAAAATGTGCAAACCATTGGTGGTCTTAAATCACATAAATTTCCATCTTCACCAGTAGCTCAGTATTACAAATGGGCTGCAAGACGTTTTGCTGGTGCAAAGCCTTCAGAAACAACAATGGATTTAACCATAGATTTTGAACTTAACGTGGACAGAACTCCAAGTAACTATGTTCTTAAAACACTTCGTAAGTGGTCTGATTTGGTTTATGATCCATTAACTGGTAGAACTGGCCTAAAAGCAGATTATGTAGCTCCTTGGATGTTAATCACCATGTATGATAGAGCAGCAAGGCCATTTTGGCAATGGAAATGTTATAGCGTATTTCCTATGACTGCTTTGCCTGAACCACCTCTTAACTATCAAAATGAAGAATTATTCAAGATAACTGGTTGGGGATTGGCTGTAGACTATTGGGATGAAACTATTGTATAATATAAATTTTAAGGGGCTTAAGCCCCTTTTATTTTTTAGGATTATAACCAACTCCCAATATAATTTCATTAGATTTTCTTTTACCCATTGGTTTAGACATATCCCAATCATAGGATACTTTTCCAATTATTGTTGCTGGTATAGGATAACTTCCTGATAAATTAAATTGCTCAATTTCTACAATATCTCCAATTTTAGTGGAGTTGTGATTTATTTCTCCCCTAATAGATATTCCGGTTGAACCCCCGCTAAATACTATTTTTCCAGAGGGAATTGAAAAGTATAATAAAAATGTGTTGTTTTCATATGTAAATATTTTCAATAAGAAATTTAGGAAAATTTTTGGTATTTTTAATATCTTTATAAAATCTTTTTATAAAATCATAATTTCCCTCATATGCTTCATCATTTGTTTGATGATATTTAGGAGAAAATTTAAAATGAATAATATTATTGCATATTAAAATATACCAAGAATACATACAACCATTTGCATTTTCGTATTCTTCTTTTATAGAAGTTGTGCTTTTAATAAATGTATCTGGATATATTTCAATAAATTTTTCACGAAGTAATGGTATAATTTCTTTATGAATTAGTTGATTTGCTTCATCATATGTATAATGTGTTGTTTTCATATGTAAATTTAATCAATTTTATTTAATTTATAGCAAAACTCTTATGGTTTTTTTCAATACTATAATATATAGAATATAAACTATAAATCTTTTATTAAATGGATTCATCAATAAATCAAGAAGAAATTCTTAAAAATTACGTTAAAGAGCAAGAAACTTATCCAACTCCGGGTTCTGGCATGGAAACCAAAGGTTCTCAATCCATAGGTCCTAAAATAACTTCTGTTCCTGGAACAAAGCCCTGGGAAAGATCTATGCCCCTTGGAAATCAAATAGGTTGGATTCCCGTAAAACTCGAAGATCTTCCAACAAGAGGATTATTTTATCCAATGGGAACTAACTTAGCTATAAGAGCTGCCAATGGAGGAGAAATTAGGCACTGGTCTACTCTAGATGAAACAGATATATCTGCATTGGATGATATGTTAAATTATGTTATTGAAAGGTGCGTTACTCTAAAGGATGATAGTCCTGTGGCTGCGTACCTCTCTTGGAAAGATATTAAAGAAATTGATAGACTTTATTTACTTCTTGCTATTCAAGAATTAACATTTCCTGAGGGAGAAAATAAGCTTGAAATTAAAATTTCTGATACCAAGAGATTAACAGTTAAAAAAGATATGGTAAATTATATCTCTTTAGATCCGGCCATAATGAAATATTATAATGATGCTGATAGATGTTTTGTTTTTAAACAAAAAAATGGAAATGTTATTAAACTTGATATTCCTTCCATAGGAGTAACTCAATGGCTTAAATCTTATATAATTAGGAAACAACAAATGCAAGAATATATTGATGAAGATTATTTAAATTATGCGCCATTTCTTATTAGATCTTGGAAAGGTTTAAATGATGATCTTTACAATAGTTACGTGGAAGAATCACATAAAAAATGGACGGTGCCCATTATTTCCATTTTAGTTAAATTTAAACAAATTTTTAAAGATACCATAGATCCTGTTATAAAATACATGGATGAGGGAGGTGTGGAGCGTTCAGCTCCTTTAAACTTTCAAGGCGGGATTAAATCTATTTTCCTTATTTCAGATCCATTTGGAGAATTGGAATAAAATTGAATTTATAGCTTGTTTTAAATTACATATTTCTCCAAAAGATTTGGAGCAATTAGAATATTATAGAATTCATTATATACTGAAGGAATATGAAGAATATATAAAAGAAGAACAAAAAGAAGCAGAAAAACAAGAAAGAGAAGCAGAAAAAAAATCAAAAGGAACTAGTTTTGGTAATTTTAATATTCCAAAATTTGAAGTTCCTAAATTCCAACCACCAAAATTTTAAGACGCATTAAATGCGTCTTTTTTATTTAAGTAGATATATAAAATAAATCTATTTTATTTAATGAAAACCTCACCTGAACTATTAACTGATATTCTTGGTGTTCTTGGCCATATTAGTGCTAAATTAGACTCTCAAAAACAACCAAAAAGCGAAACTGCCATAATTACAGGTGGAGGAATATTCGGTTTATTTAATAAAAAAGGCGTAGCAGCACAAGCTGCAGAAGATATAGAAAAATTGAAAACTGCCATAAAAGGATTTCAACTTGCCAGATTTATTGAAATGAATAAAGAACTTGAAAAATATTCAAAATTGTCAAATCACCCATCAAAACATGCCTCTGGATGGGCAAATGCAGCAAAAGATGTTGGTCAAGCTCTGTTGTATATGGCGGGTGGAATAGCAGCATTTGCATTAACAATGTCAATATCTTCAAAATTACTTGGAATATCACCCATTGAAATTTTAGAGTTTGTTGTGGGAACTGCATTCGCATTATCTCTTTCCATGATAATTATTGCCGGTGGTGAGTTTGTAGGAGATAAATTAACTGGTAAATCAGAAAAAGGAAAAGGAAAGAGTGCTATTGGAGAGGCAAAAGATATGGGAATTGCTTTAATGTATATAGCTGGAGGAATATTGTCCTTTGCAATTTCTTTAAGACTGGTTCCTATTATATTAAAAAAATCTTCAATTTTAGCAGGTGTAGGAGAAATAGCTTTAATTATAGCTGGAATGGTAGGAATATTTTTCCTATTAGGTTTAGCTAAAACTCCAATAGAAGCTGGTACAGGTGTAGCAATGGCCATGGGAATTGGAATTGGAATAATTTCTCTTGCTATTATAGCTGTTGCACTTACATCAAAACTTCTTTTATCAATGTTTAAAGATAAAGATACAAATAAAGAAGGACATAAAAAATCAAAATTAGGAGGAATTTTAGGAACCTTAGGTAATGCTGTTGCTGCATTAGGAATGTTTGGATTATTTATAGCCGGTTTGGCTGCAACATTTTGGGTAATGGGATTGCCAATTGTTTCTGGACCCATTTTATTAGGTTCTTTAGCTTTACTTGGAATGGCGGTTTCACTAATAGCTACAACAAAGGCTATTAAATCCGTTAATGATATAATGAAAAGCATGGATATGAAAAAAACAACTGAAAACATTAAGTTAATGGTTTCAGGTGTAATGTCAGGAGTTATTCAGGGAGTTATGGGATCAGGATTACATAAAAATGAATTAGGAGAACCATCTTCTACAGGAGATTTAACCCTTAAAGAAGTTCGTCAATTTAGGAGAATTAAAAGGGTTATAAGAATGCTTGGAAGTATTTCCAGCTCACTATCTGAATTTGCAATGGGTTTAAGAGCTTTTGCAAAATTAGGAGAAATTTCTTCTTTAGAATATGATGAAAATGGTAAACCAATTATAGGAAAAAAAGGAAAAATTCATGTAACGGAAATTGCAAAATCCATTGCAGATACATTTGGCATATTTATTAAATCATTGGTTGAAAATACACAAAATTTAACTAGGCATCAAGCAAGATCACTTAAAATATTGGGTAAGGCATTAACTGGTGATCAAGGATTAATTCATGGTGTTGTAGAATTTGCTACAGCTCTTAAAACTTTTTCTGAATTTGGCGCAGCAGGAGAAATTTATGTTCCTGCTATAAAAGACGATGATGGAAAAATAGTTAAAGCGGCAGAGCATGTTAAAATTACAACTATTACTCAAAATATCGTAGATACCTTTGGAAAATTTGTAACTGCAATGGCTGAAAAGGCCCCTCTATTTGAGGCTGCAGGACCAGTGGGAAATAAAATGCAAGATTTTAATGAAGCTTTAATGGGAGTTAAAAGAAGTGGCATAGGAAGTTGGTTTAGAAGAGATAAACCTGGAATACTTTCTGCTCTTACCGGCTTTAATGATCTATTACTTACATATTCTAATTATGGAAAGGATGGAGCAATACCTGTAAAAGATAAAGATGGAAATATAATTCCTGGAAAATTTATTAAAGTAGAAGAAGTAGCAAATAATATGGTAACAGGAGTAACAACATTTGTTTCTTCATTAAATAAGGCTTTAGAAGGAAAAAATTTAAAAACAATTTCAGGAAATATATCTGATCAATTGGGATCATTTGGAGATATAATTAACCAATTAGATACATTGGCTAAATCTCAAGAAGGGATAGATAAATTGGCAAATTCCATGGGATTGCTTGCAACCAATATAGGTCTTTTAGTTACCAACATGAGTTCTTTAAATACAGATAAATTAGCAAAGCTTGCCACCATAACTGCTCAACATGCGGTGGTTACTAAGGGTGTAACCATACCTCCAGTGGGAACTACTACCACCTCATCTTCTACAACTTCTTCTTCACCTGCAATGGATTGGGATAGAATTGGAGAAATAATTGGTCAAAAGGTGGCAGAAAGAATAAATGCTACTCAAAATGGAGAATATAAATTTACTTTCTATAATGAAACTCAAGGTAATCTCGAGTTTAAAAAACATTAATCTTTAAAACTATTCGCAATTTGTTAATATAAATTCTATTAACTAAAAAATAATGAAACAATATCTTGATTTATTGCAAAATATTCTTGACAATGGAGTTGAGAAAGAGTCTGGCCGCGCAAATATGCCCAATACCATAGGCATCTCAAATGGTATTATTAAAATGGATCTCAGTGAAGGATTTCCATTGCTAACAACCAAGAAAATGGCTTGGAAAATGATAATCCATGAGCTACTTTGGTTTTTACGTGGTGATACAAATATCAAATATTTAGTAGATAATAATGTACACATTTGGGACGGAGACGCTTACAGATTTTATACAAATAAAATAAGAGATTTTATAACTCCGGATGAATCTATAAAATGTTTGTCTCAAGAAGAATTTATTGAAAAAATAAAACAAGGAGATCTAAAACCTATAATAGATAGTGAAACCAGATTATTTAGGGAATATCATAAAGATTATAAACTTGGAGATCTTGGAAAAGTTTATGGCTATCAATGGCGTAATCAAAA